TCTTGAGGGGGGGGACACTTTCATTCTTCTTGGTAGCCTTTATTTTCAGCATTCCTTCACCTGGGGGGTGAAGAGAAGAAACCCTGGGTTTGCCCTGCGCGCGGCTGCGCAAGGCAAGTGAGACGAGTCTCAAGGGGGAATAATGGGTGGCAAATCTGCTATCGCGGGCGCCATGCGACGGGCGCGGGCAAGCCAGAGAGCACCGAGAGCGGCTGCTTCGTCAAACCCGCTCGGATGAGCGGACGTCTGAGCAACCACTGACTGCCACACACTAGGGGAAGTTACTGGCTGGTACACATGAGTGCTGCTGAACGGATTGTCCGGTGTGACCCGAACTCTCCATTTCGCTGTGACCTCGTACGTCAAAGGGGAGGGCGTAGTAGTGCCAGAGGTGATGATGTTGTTGTAAACCAGCAAAGGCGTAAAGCCGGCTGGATGAAAAGCCTGGGACGACCAAGTGTACGGATTGGCCAAGCTCGTGTCCGTAGAAGGAATCAAACGGTCAAAGCGAGCCATCTCCGTAAAGTCATTGGGAATACCATGCCCATACAACGGTTTCATCGCCAGCTCCGCGGCTGAAACGATCCGAGGTTTGCAGTTAGACAATAAAGCCTCAGCTGCAGTGTCCCACACGGTAGTGCTGCCTCCGTAGCTCGTGTTCCCCTGAACACGAGTGAGTTGGACTGTACCACTGGTGACTTGCAAGGCGTTAGGGTTTGTGACCTTCACAGTAAGAGCCGCTGGGATATACTCAGAAGCCGCACCCAGGCCATCAAAGTTGGAAAACTTGTAAAGAAACGTGTTTCCAGTGGCGTTGATAGCCGCGGTGTGGTTCACATCTGCCAGCGATATGACAGGACACCACGCTGTGCCAGTTGAAGTCTCAGTGGCAAAAGTACCAAACACAATCACTCGCGCATCTGAAGAAATGACCTTTGTCACTGTAAGAAAAGAATACGGCGCAGTAGGCTGGATAAGACCCAGCGTGCTAGAGCTGTACGCACTCAGTGACATGATACGAGAGCGACGGGGGCGGCGAAAGCCACCGCGGGACCGCGAACCAACCTGGTTCACCGGTACTAATGAAGCGGGGGGAGCTCGGCGGCGTCTGCGCCGAGCTCGAGCGCCGGTCGGGTGCCGGGCTCGGGGTTGTTGTTGTTTTGGCCTCCTAGCACGACGCGGAGGCATGAAAGAAAAAGATGCCCTCGAGATACAACTGTACAAAGAGCACAAAGAAGTTCGATCGACGTTGAGGACAACGTCGGGCAATAAAAAGCCCAAAGGATCTAAAAGATCCTTTGGGGCCCCGTCTGCACAACCGTGGGGGACTTAACCACGGGCATGGCCGTTCACAAATCACCAAGATCGCAAAACCTCTCGTCGCCGAGAGTCCAACCGCAAGCCTTCACAACCTTCTCAAAAATTCCTTTCTCCACCGGGGAGTGGCGCAGCGCAAACAACATGCCGCCGGTGACGTCAGTGCTCGGAGCCTTTCCAGGCTCACGCCGCAAATCCAAATGAGCTAACATCTTCACCAAATTGTCAAACGTGGCGAACCACATGCCAAAGCTCTTACGAAAGGAGTGAGAAGTGAAAGAAGCCGGGCCTTTCGGTCCGCTCTCCCACTCACTGCCCTCCTTCGTTAAACAGCCCGTCGACAACAACAAATCGGGATCAACATCGCCCGTGTGGGTCTCGTCGTCTCCTGCAGCGGTTGCATCGTCTGCTCCGCAAGCGCGAAGTGTGAAAGATCTAATAGAGGAATTTTGTGCTGATGTGGACGGAATTCCTGTGGCCGTCACGCCAAAATAATCGGAAGACCATAGGGCCTCGCCAATCACCAAAACGTGGGCGGAGTTTGTCATGGCTTCTGCAAGCAACAAATCACGAGCAACGCTCTCCGCCTTCGTGAGAAGTCGGATTCGTCGTTCAGCATCAAAAACGATGGCGTCGCGGCTGACGGATAAATCCCAGCCGCTCGCGTCGGAGCCTTTCAACGATTTCGTGCCCTGAGACATTGAATCAAAAACTTCACCAAGCCGCTTAATACCGTCGTCGTGGTGGCCAAGCCCCACCGCTTGCACGTTGAGGGAGCCATCACTATACGCTACTATATCTGCCTTGTTCTGTCTATGGTGCATCACGTCTTGACAAACGCTGTCCACAACACTCGAAGTCCAAATCAATCGCCAACGGTTCTTCTTCGCCTTCTCCTTGCCATGAGCCTCCATCTTCACAAAGATTTCCAGAGGGTCTTTGCAGCCAGCAATGACCATATCTTCTGCGGTAATCCAAGCAAGGTTGTCGCCTTCAGCAATTCGAAGTGCAAAACGGCACATCGCTAAATAAGTCAATCTTTCCCTTCCATCGGTGGTCGAGGCCCAAACACCTTTTGTGCCGGGCAGATAACGAGAAGCCCAACCTGCCGATTTCGTACAGTCAACACCGTCCAAATACCGGTCAATCAATTCCATGGGAGAGGCTTCCAAGCCTCGGGTGGCGGGATATTTCGACACGAAATCTTCAAAGAGGTCCTGAAAATCCGGTTTCGCAAACAACTTGTCCCAGTTTCCCGGAACCTGTCGCTCGCACTGGCCTTTGTAGCTCTGCAAAATAGCACTAGCCCCCGAGGGGGGCAAACAGTAGCCATCCAATGCTTCACGCAACGTTTTACCGTTCCATTCGACACCGGTTGCATCAAGAGCTGCAAGGAACTCCGGAGACAACTCTCTCCTTGCGGTTTTCTTGCCGTAACTGCGTGAGCAAGTACCACGCATTGCTGCATGACGTTGGCCCACCGCGTTCCTAACACTTCGATCCGCATAAGCAAGTGAAACCTGCCATTGGTCCACAAAGCGTGGGCGCCCAGACTCCATGTACTTCTTGAATTCAGAGAACCCAGGATGTTCTAAAAGAGACTTGGCACCGACTCCTCGTAAAACGGACAAGGCATTCCAATCGCCATTCATCCAAGCACTCAAAGCACGAGAGTGCTCATCGCTCAAGGGAACGGCGGGTAGAAGAGGTTTGCATTCACTTCGATGCCGGGCCCAATGTGCTGCAGGGGCCTGGCCTTCGGAGGAATAAGGAAGTGTCTTCCCCCAGTCCGAGCGAGGGGCCGGAGCCCTCACTGCAAGGCGGGGAATCTCACCCAAAGCCTGGTCGCGAAAACGAACCTTCTTAGTTTTATGTTCTTTTTGTTTTTGTTTTGTTTTTGTTTTCGATTCGCTTTTCAACTCACTAGCTGGAAGTGCAGATTTTGTTGACGCCGGGGAAATCACGGCGGCCGTCGGTGGAATCACGACGGGCTTATCCTTCAAAGTTGAAGTAACAATAGGAAGTTTAGGCGCCACTGGAGTAATCGATGTGGGCGCCAGCGCCACTGGAACAATCACAACTGGCGCAGAAGGTGGAATGACAGCCTTGAAATTCGGAGTCGGAAGCTGATCCGGAGGCGCAATAGGCCTAACATCGAAGAAAGGCAACGGCACCTCCGTCTCAATGGGAACTGAAGTCGTGGTAGATTCGTCTTTCTCGGACGATTTTACGGAAAAGTCTGCAGACGAAGGAAGGCCAACCCAATGGCCTCCCGAAGTCTGTTGCAAGTCGTCGGTGTCAATCAACGAGGCAATAGCTGCGTTACTGCGAGCCTTTCCTCCCAAAATCTTCCAGCACATGCTCCGAGGGAGCCAGCCGTCATACTCTGGGAAT